TTACTGGCCCTGTTCCTGCTCCTGCTCCATCTCCCGCTGTGTGCGGGCCGTCGTTTCGGCAAGCTCCATCAGCCAGCGCTGGCCGGGAGGCTCCAAACTGCGATACAAGGCGACCAGGTGATTCTCTTCCTCGCTCAGCCCAGGCGTCAGGTCCAGGAAGTACTCGACCGGATGCCCCAGAACGCGTGACAGCACAAACAGTTGCTCTATGGTGAACGGTGTACGTCCCCGTTCGTAATGTCCATAAGTGTTCTCAGTAATCGACAGGGCGTCGGCCACCTCCTTCCGAGAAAGGCCGGCAGCCTTGCGAGCGCGTATCACGCGCCGACGAACCCTCTCCCCCACTTGTTCCTCCATGGCACTAGTATACCACTTTGGTGCACCCGTTGTGCACAAAGGGCTTGACAGGCGTGTGACAATCTGGTAGAATAATGTGCAGAATCGGCACCGCTGATCGACGCCTCTCTCTTTTTTGGGTGTGGGGTGCAGATAAGGCACGGTCAAGTGCCCGAGACGCACAGATTGGAGGTACACAAGCTCATGGATTACGCCGTTCGGCTTCGGATGATGCGCGCTCGCTGCAACATGACCCAACGCGAACTCAGCGCCCGAACAGGTGTGGAGCGCAGCATCATCAGCCGACTGGAGACAGGTGAGATCATGCCCAGTCCGGACATGGACGCCAACATTCGCGCCACATTGGGCTGGAACGCCTCTGTGGATGCTGCCCTGGATGCGCTTTTCGAGGCTCTCACTGAGGATACGGTAGAACGCAGTGCAGCATGAGTGCGGGGTTCGTTTTGCGTTCCGAGAAGGCGCCCGGGCCTGAAGAGGCCCTTCTCATGATTCGCAACACCGCCGATCTGCTGCTCTGCTTGGCCCGCGAGGGCCGCGAGATCATGGCCGCGCACGAAACCACCGGAATCACCGAGGAGGGGCATCGTGACACATCGAAGTAGGGAGGCACACAGTAGCACGAAGACTGCTCCACGGCGCGCTGGAGATGACCCGCACGCCGAGCAGGACGGAGCATATCGCCAAGCGCCGCGAAAGGAGGTGACCACCGATCGACCGCCGGAGAAGACCTGTGGTACGTGCCGGGCCTACCACGACTCGGGGAGCCGTTACGGTACACCGATGGCAAACACCTATGGCTATTGCCGTCGGCGCTACGCCCGTCTGGTGCGTTACGACGAACCGGCTTGCGAGGTCTGGCAGGAGGTAAGGCGATGATGAGAACCGCGCATGTCCAGTCACGGGGAAAGGAGGGCTCTATGCCGACACTCACGAAACTCGAACGACAGATTCGCGAAACACACGAAAACAACGTCGCATGCGGAATCCGCCTCCATGCAAGCATAGAGCGCGCGGTGCAGGCCAGGGATCGCATCGTGGCCGACGGTCGGCTCACCCGAGACAGCCTACCCGACGTGCTGGAACTCCTCAGTCTGCTGCCCACCATCCGGGCAGACAGCATCCAGTGCTTACGCTACATGCGCCAGCTCTGTGGCATGTACTGCCAGCTGGTTCGCCAGCGTCGCGAGAGCCACCAGCCGCGCTTCCTGGAACTGGAGGACGCCGCATGACCTGGCAGATGGTGAACGGACGTTTCCATGGCAGCCACTGGCACGAGCAGCGCGGGACCACCCGCCGGGGCACGCTACTGGGTGTGGCCCTGGTCATTGCCGTGCTGCTGGTAGTGCGAGGGCTGTTCCGCTGAGAGAAAGGAGACATGTCATGAACAGCCTATCGAGATCGGAGTACTGGGCTCAAGAGCGGCGTCTGGCCCAACTAGAGGAGGGCCTCGACCAAGTACGCACCAAACTTGACGAGCACGAACAGGGCCTGGCCGAGGATGGGCACCTGCTCATCGAGGAACGGCACCAACGCAAGCGGTTGGAGATGCGCGTGAGCATCCTGGAAAAACAGATGTCCAATCTGGCGGCTCACCTGCGGGCCGAGCACGCCGAGGAGTTCCGCCGCGCTATCGAGCGTTGCGCCATCGGCAACGGAGACGCCCCCAAGCGGTGAGCTCGGGAGCGTCTCAAGATAAAGAACCTATCAAACCGAGTATACCACGAAAGGAACGTGATCACAATGGCCAAGCTACCGCAAGCACGCCTGATCGATGATTTCGAGCTGGACGAGACTCACGACACCTTGCGTCAGGCTCCCCAACGGCTCGAAGAGGCCGCCGCCCGTGTGGCCCGACTCCGCGGCGAGATGATTCAGCTCAAGAGCGTGGACCTGCCCCAGGCCAAGGGCGAAGCCCACCTGGCCGCTAACAGCGCTACCATGGAAGCCTACGCCTCCGGCGCGATCACGGGCAAGAACCAGGCCGAACGCGACGTACAGATCGCCGACTACCTCAGCAAGGACACTAGCGTCCGGGAGGCTCAGGAGCGACTGCACGACGTGGAAGTCCAGATGGCTGCTGTCGAAGCGCAACTGGAGACAGCGGAGGCCGACTACAAGGCCGCCTGGGGTCGCCTGGCCGCAACCCGCAGCGACGCGGCCCTGCAGACCGCCTATCTGCAACTGCTCGCGCGGAAAGAGACGGAGTCCGAGATCGTGGAGCGTTTTGAGGAGCCGCGCCTCTAGGCGGCTCCCCATAGGCATAAGGAGAACCTAACAATGGCTAACTTGCCGAAGAACCGTAAGGCAGACGCCTCGGCCATGGCCCATACCACGAAGCCTGCCGAGGAGGAATGGTTGGACGCCGTGGACGGCGTCGACCAATCGACCGTAGACCTCGAAGGACCGCAGTACCCGTTCATCCAGTGGGTCCACGGCGACCACAGGCTGAAAAAGGCCGGCGGAGTGCCCTACACGGGCGGCTGGTTCATGAACGCGGAACAGGGCATCACCCTGGACGAACTCCCCGGCTGGGAGGCCGGCGAACTCATGCACGAGCAGGGAGGTTCAACCGAGGGCTTCTTTGTCCGCGATCTCACTGTGGCCCTGATCCGCAGCCGGCGATGCTGGCGGGTGCGAAGCGGCAACAAGATCACCCTGTACGCCTGGAACGAGTACAACCGCGCAGCAGCCAGCGTGCCGGCGGGCGGAGGACTCAGTGGGAGGTTGCAGGTCCTGGTCGCCCTTCGTGACCTGGAGGATTTGGGACCCTTCGTGTTGACCATGGGCGGCTCGGTATCCCGTGCTTTCAGCCCCAGCCGCCAGGGTGACTCGGTGATGAACGACTTCATCCGCAGCGTGATCACGCCAGCCAACGCCGCCAACCGAAAGCGCGGGAAAAAGGCACTGTGGCCGTATCGGGCCTTTTGGCTCACCGTGGGTCCCCAGCGCGACGACGACGAGCAGCCGATCTACACGACCGTGGGCGACAAAGGCGCCCAGGCTACAGTGACGCTGCCCTGTGCCCTCGGACTCCACGACAAGATGACGCTGAACGAGTTGGGCGAGCTCTTTGTAGGTAAGGAGAGGCTCGATCTGTTCAGCACTTGGTACGAGGAAGCCGAGCAGTGGGCACACACCTGGGATTCCGAGCAGCTCGACGGCCAGCGAGTCATCGGCGGCGACGATGCCCAAAGCGATGAAGAAGACACCGACGACGATCCGGCCTACGTGAAGGAGGAGGACATCCCCTTCTAGATGTGGAACGCTCCCGACCGCATCGAATGATGGGTTCGAGCGCCACCCGAGCTACTGCCCCGTCCGCGACCCGATCAGCCTTGATCTTGGCGACGGGGCGGTGGCCCAAGTGAAAGGATCGGACGATGGATGCACAGATAACCAAGCTCGAAACACTGACTTCCGATGACGTGCTCGGTCCGGACGGCATTCTGTCGCAGGTCCTCGACGGATACGAGCACCGTACTGAGCAGTTGGCCATGGCCAGGTTGGTTCAGGACTGCATCGCCACGGGGCACGACGGCATCGTGGAGGCAGGTACCGGCACGGGCAAATCCTTTGCCTACCTGGTGCCCGCCATTCTGAGCCATCGTAACTGCATCGTCTCCACCGCCAACAAGACCCTGCAAACACAACTGACCGCCAAGGACTTACCGCTGTTGCGGGAGATTCTGAGTCCGTTTGGTTACGACTTTGAGTTCAGCGTGGCCAAGGGAAAGAGCAACTACCTCTGTGTGGCCAAAGCCCGCAAGGGATTACCACTACCTTTCCGGCGTTGGGCGGCCACCACCGAGACCGGCGATCTCGACGAGGCCCCCGCAGTACCCAGCGCCGAAGAACAACGGGCCATGTGCGCCGGTGACGATTGCACCGGCAAGAACTGCCCGTTCTACGCCGACTGCTTCTACTACCGGGCCAAGCGAGTGCGCTTCCAAGCCGACGTAGTCGTGACCAACCACGCGTTGCTCTGCCAGCACCTCATGCTCCCCTTTGCGGAACTACTACCTGAGGTGCCGGTATGCATCGTAGATGAGGCGCACCAACTTGAAGGCTACGCCATAGGTTGCCAGAGCATTGAGGTTTCTCCGTGGTCCTTTCGTCGAGCGGCCAAACCGTTTGCTCAGCAGGGACAAGAGTTTCTCCAGGCCCTGGCCGGTGACCGATTGAGAGACAACGGCGACTCGGACGTGCTGATACCGCCGCAGGCCTGTTACGAAGAGGGCCTCACACTGGCTGAGGCGTTGTCCGAGGCCTCCCGAGAGATCGCGGAGCAGGGGGAGTTCGAGCTCGCCATAGCCCGAGGCAGCAACGGCTCCTCATACGATCACGATCTGGCTCAGGCCGAGGCCGACGCCAAAGAGATGCGCAACCTCGCCCAGCGCATTCGGGTGCTGGCCGAGCCCACGCCCGAAGGCTACGTCCGCCACGTTACGCGGCGCAAGGGGGTCCTGGTGGGCTGCGCCACGCGCTTCGACGTAAGCGAGATGCTGGCCGGGTTGGGGGCTCTGTTTGACACCGTGATCTACACCTCGGCAACGCTCTCCACCGCCGGCGGTTTCGCCTACTTCCGAGAGCGTAACGGCGTCGGAGCTGCTCAGGAATTGATCGTCTCCGGCCCCTTCGATTATCAGCGCCAATGTCTCCTGTACGTGCCCATGGAGCACGGCATGCCCGATCCGCGACGTAATCGCGGGCGGTTCGACTTGGCCGTACAACGGCAGATGTGGCTACTCACGCAGGCCTCCCAGGGCGGGGCGCTGCTCCTGTTCACATCGTACAACTCCATGCACGCCGCAGCCAACACGCTTTCCCAACACTTGTCCTATCCGGTGCGTCGGCAGGGAGATCTCCCCAAGAGCGCCCTGATCGATTGGCTGCGCTCCACGCCGAACGCGGTGCTGTGCGCGACGGCCAGTTTCTGGGAAGGTGTGGACATACCGGGAGAGGCATTGCGTCTGGTAGCTATCGACAAGATTCCTTTCGAGGCGCCCGGGCCGGTGGAAAAAGCACGGCAGGACGCCGCGGGCAAACGTGCCTTCCTCAGCTTAGTGGTGCCCGAAGCCACCTTGCGACTCAAGCAGGGCTTCGGACGCTTGCTTCGCAGTCGGACCGATCACGGCGTGGTGGCCCTGCTGGATCCGCGCCTTTGGACCCAACGCTACGGGCTACAAATCGTCGACGCACTACCGGATGCGACGGTAACCACGTCCATTGACGATGTGCGGGCCTTTTTTCAGACCGGCTGACAGTGGGGAGGGGCCGCGTGCGGAGAAGGTGTCCGATGAGGGACACCCCCTCAACCTCCCTGTCAGGAAAGGACAACAAGATGAGCACCATAGTGTATCGGGGCACTCGTCTGAGCAGCGAACGCATGGAGAGGGGCGATACTGTTCACGTGTACCGTGTCAAGTTGTTGCAGGGCAGCTGGCCGTCAGACGATGACCTGGTCAGCTTGTGCAACAGAGATCACCCGACCAATCCGCGGCATTGGGGCGGGCGAGTGCGGCGCCTGGATGGCGGCGAGGCCGTGGTGAGCGTCGTAGTGCGCCGATCTGCGCGTTACAGATAAGCACCGGCAAAAGGGAGGAGAGACTCATGGGATGGATCCTTTACCTCTTGGGCATCACGCTCTTTACGATGGGCGTTGCCCTCCTGGTGAACGTCAAAGGATACGACACAGGACCCGTCAGGGCAGCGGGTCTGGCCGCCATCGCACTTGCCGTAGTGAGTTGCTACACACCCGGCGCCCTGAGGTTCTTGGAGATGTCGGGATTGACGGGACTCTTCGTAGCCGCCGTGCTGCCCGATCGTGAACCAGGAGAGAAGCCCCAATGAGCAAGGTAACCGTGGTTGGAGCACTTCTCTTGGGAAAGGCTCGCGCTGTGGCACCGATGGCCAGCCGCGTCATTAGGACAGCTCTCAAGGCGGCCAAAGCCTACGTGATTGTCGCATTGAGTTTCTGGATTCTGCGGGTCTGGGCCTTTGGAGGCGTCTCCGCAGTGCAATCGGGGTTGCAGTGCCTGCTCGGCGCTCGATGCGGCATCTCACCGGTACGCCTTCTCTGGCAGATGCTGACCGCATGGTTGCACTGGTCATGAACGATCAGATCGGTACCGTGTACCTACTTCACTTTGCCAAACCGTACCAGCACGCCCCGTCACTACCTGGGCTAGACGACCGACCTAGAGGCGCGCTTGGCTCAGCATCGTGCCGGCAACGGCGCCCGGCTGATAGAGGTCGTGGCCGAGGCGGGCATCGGCTGGGCGACTGGTACGCACCTGGCCGGGCGACCGCACACTGGAGCGTCGCCTCAAGAGCTGGCACAACGCGCCCCGGCTGTGTCCGACCTGCAACCCGGGCAACCGTTGCGCAGTAATGCACGACTCAAACGAGCAAGGCTCGACATAACGAGGAGAACCATGGCTACGTCGAAGTCCGAATACGCCATTCGCCGCTTGCCCAGGGAGGTCACCATGGACGTGAAGGTGCATCTCACCCGAGAGATGCGCTTACGCCTGTGGCTGGCCGCTCGCCTGTTACGTCTGGCGGCGAGCATCCTGGGTTGTGAGATCAGATTCAGCGAGGACACAACAGGAGAACGCTAAGATGACGACCCAATCGACGGGCCTGTTGGCCACAATCAAGGAGACAATGGACATGATCTGCGCCATGGCTTTGCTCATCTCTCTGGAAGATGCGCATGCCCTGGCCGACGAACTGGAGCGCATTGACTCCGCAATGCCCATCAAGAACCCCACGTTGTACAGGGCAATCAAGGACAACCTTGACGGTCATCGTGCCCAATGTCAAGCGTTCCTGGAGTTCCGACAAACACTGGAGGACCTCCGCGGCGAAGGAGAATCTCATGCCTGAGCACCAGCCAACGGCCCTTTGGAGTTACGAGGAAACCGACTCTCTGTTTGCGGACTGCTGGCGTGTCGTGGCACGACGCAACAACGACCTGACCGAGATTGCCGGCCAAGTCTGGCGCGAGGAACACGCCCGGCTGATCGCCGCCGCACCACTTCTCCTGGACGCGGTCAAACAGGCTATCGACTATCACTGCGGAACACGTAGTGACCCAACCCACATCATGGAGATGCTCTGGCACGCCTACACCATAGCAGTAGGGGAGTCGTCACACCGATGAGTGACTTACAGGCCCTGCCACACCCCGCAGCCACTCACCGTGCCCGCGATGCGCGCACCAGACAATGGTATCAGCTGCGCATAGTGGCTGAGTACTACACCGGCATGTTTGTGGAGGTCGAGAACGCGTGGACCGCAGAGCGCACGATGGCGGTTCGCAGTGCGCTGGTGCCTCTCGATCCACCTCGATAGCCCTTGTCATGACTGATGCACTAAGGAAAACCCAACCATGGTTAAGAACGAAAGCGTAACCCTATACGAAGTCAATCTGCAGGACTTGCTGGTGACCGTTCGGGGCGTCTCGCCCTTGATCTGCCACCGCTTCGCGGAAAGCAACATCGAGCAGATCGAGGGCAAACAACAGAAACGAGCGTCAAGAGCCAAGGGCGCCCGAGACCCTGAGCAGGAGTTCCAGGATTCCCTGTACTACCTGCCCGACGGAAGTTACGGCTTCCCAGCCATCGCCTTCAAGCAAGCCCTGGTCTCCGCCTGCCGGCATACCGAGATGCCCATGACGGTAGCCAGGGGCGCCTTTCAGGTGATCGGCGACCTGTTGCCCTTGGAGAATTATGACGGTCCCTACATGCGCCGTGACCGAGTCGTGATCGGCAGGGGGATCACGTCGGTAGCCTACCGTCCCGAGTTTCGCGAGTGGGAAGTTACCCTGTGTATCCGCTACAACGCCGACGTCATCTCCGCGGAGCAAATTCTCAACCTGGTAGAGATTGCCGGTTTCGCCGTAGGTGTTGGCGATTGGCGACCGGAAAAGTCGGGGAACATGGGAATGTTTGAGATCAAACGGACTTGACATGTCACATGTCGTGGCCTGTCGAGGCCCTGCACCGTTGGGCGGCGCTCAGCGGAGCGGAGTCTGGTCTGGCAAGGACTTGGCTAAGCGGGGCGGTGATCGGCGTACCTGCGCACGCCCATGCTCAGCAAAGCAACGCAAGGAGTTTCGCGGGGGCAAAAGCTTATGCCCGACGACGGCGAGTCGACACCGTGAGTCAGCATAGGGGGGGTCAACCCCCCCCCCCGCCCCCCCCCTTCTACCGACAGGCCCCAGCTTGGCACAGTGGAATGGGACATGGCATGGCGAGTAGAGCCTTGGCCCGTCGTGTCCCGGCTAGCCGATGCCCTGCACGGCGAGGCAAGGAAGGCTCAGGTGGAATGTCGAGGCACAGTCGGCTTGGCGCACCAAGGCTTGGTAGAGCCTGTCAGTGCATACCAGGGCAAAACAAAGGTCACATAGGAGGTGAGACATGACCCATCGTTACTTCGCAGCCCCAGGAGCGGGCTTCTCGGATGAGGACGCCGCCGTGCTGGGCGAGCGCATCAGTGTCCTTTCGGCACAGGGCAATCTGACACCTGAACGCGTCGTAGACGATGCTCGACCGGAAGACAGCCCCACGCACCGGTTCTTTGAGTGGAACGATGCTGTGGCTGCCGAGCGCTATCGCATCGGCCAAGCGCGTCACTACTTGACCAATATCTATGTGGTACGCCGGGAGAGCAGGGAGGCAATCCGCGCCGATCAGCTTCTGCGGATTACGCCAGCCCGCCAACGCCGGCCCGCGACCACACACATCGAAACAGCCCAAAACCTGGTAGATCAAGCCAAAGAAGACCTGGCCCGCTGGCACCAGCGGTACGAGTCTTGTCGAGAACTGCGCCCCGCCGCCATCCTGGTCCGTGAAGCTCTGAAGACCCTAGAGACACTGGCCAAAAGGCGCCTATCACGGGTCGGGTGAGTGCGGGGGCAACGCTCGGCTAGGCTTGTCACGGCAGTCCAAGGCAAGGCCCCATTGCCGAGGAGCTTGACCCGGCAATGGGGCCGGCCAGGACACTGCCCGCCGTGGCTTTGCCAGGCACACAACGGCAGATCTCGGCATGGCTGAGCATCGCTCAGCGTGCCAAAGCACGGCAAGGACGTATCGTGACCACTTACATGACCGCGGAGGAGATCGACCAGGCCCTCGACATCCTGGAGGCCTTTCGCGCGGGCGAGACGATTAGCGACATCGCCCGCCGTATGGAGATGCGCTCGGATCGAGTACGCCGCGCTCTGAAGCGATTCTCACAACCAGTCTGGAAGGAAGAAACTCCCGAAACTGAAACCGAGGTGTCGCGCTGCCGGGCCTGCGAAATCATCCTGAACGAAGCCTGGTGCACCTGGAATGAGGACAGTCTGTGTGATGACTGCCAAATCAGCCTGGCCATCATCGTCGAACTCACCGGCCTGGACCCGGACACAGCCCTGACTTTGTGGACTCAACCGATCACCGACGTCATATCGCCACTGGAGCGATTCCTGGCCGCCAGGAACGAGGAAGTGTCTGCTGTATGAGTGATCCCAACGCCCTCCTGCGCCGCCTGTTCTTCTATCAATCCTCACGCCACGCCGAACAATGGCGCACCCGCGACGGTCGCACCGGTTACTCCCCGGCCTGCGACAATCGCTTCACCGCCCAATGCAAAGAACAGGGCTTCCGGTGCCGGGACTGCGCCCACAAGTCGCCCACCGCCCTCACCGACGAACGGCTGGACGCCCACTTGCGAGGACGTATCACTCTGGGCGCCTATCAGCTGCGTGACGACGCCACCGCCGGCTGGCTCTGCCTGGACGTGGACGCCGACGTCGACGAAGAGCACGCTCGCACCAACGTCAAGCATCTCACCAACCTACTCGTCGCCCGCACTCGCCAGATCGGACTGCCGACCTACGTCGAATACACGGGTAACAAGGGCTTTCACATCTGGACCTTCTGTCCCGCCGGTTGTCCCGCCAGAGACCTCCGCCGTCTGGGGCGCTGGATCGTCGACAGTACCCTCGATGAGGAGGGGCAGCCGGCTAACTGCCACGTCGAGGTCTTTCCCAAACAGGATCAACTCGACGCCAGCGATCCCTACGGAAACCTGGTCAAAGTCCCCTTGGGGCGACATCGTAAGACCGGCAACCGCTGTCTCTTCGTCGACGAGGAGTTCAAGCCCTACGCCGATCAAGTGGCCCTCTTGGAGAACGCTCAGACTATCACGGCAGAAGAGGTTGCCGCCATCCTCGACGAATGGGTCCCCGACGACATGCCGAACCACCATGCAACCAAGTTGGACACGCCGGCCACGAACCACGGCGAGTACGCCTATGCCGACAGTATAGCCCAGGCAGCCCGTAATCTGGAGCGCCTGGCTCCCTGGCGCCAGGATGACTATAACGCTTGGCTTGCGGTGGGCATGGCCCTCTCCGAACTCGGCGACGTGGGCCTTTCGCTATGGGATCAGTGGTCGCGCCGCAGCCCCAAGTATCAGGAAGGAGACTGCGAGACCAAGTGGGAAACCTTCGATCCCAACCACGGCCTTGGCCTGGGGAGTCTTGTGCACTGGGCGCGCGAAGACTCTGGCGGCGCCGCTATCACCCATAGACCTCCCAATGAAGGCTACAACCTCACCGATATGGGCAACGCTCAGCGCCTCATCGCTCAGCACGGCAAGGACTTACGCTACTGCCACGTCTCCAAGACCTGGTACGTATGGACAGGCGTCCGTTGGGCCACGGACCAAACCGGCGAGGTACACCGACGAGCCAAAAACACGGTGCGGCAGATCTATCGCGAAGCCAGCGACGAACCCGACGACGAGCGGCGCAAGGCCCTGGCCAAATGGGCTCGTACCAGCGAGAGCGAGGCACGCCTCAAGGCCATGATCAGCCTGGCCGAGAGCGAACCCGGCGTGCCCGTCCTCCCCGCAGACCTGGACGCCGATCCCTGGCTGCTCAACTGCCAGAACGGAACCCTCGACCTGCGCAACGGTCAACTCAAGCCCCACTGCCGTGAAGATCTGATCACCAAGGTAACCCCCGTGCACTACGACCTCGAAGCACACTCCGATCTGTGGGAACACTTCCTTGACGATGTCACCGGCGGTGATGAGGAGCTGCAAGCCTTCCTGGCCCGCGCCGTGGGCTATTCCCTGGTAGGCGCACCCAGCGAGGAGAAGCTCTTCTTCATACACGGCCCCACCGCAGCGGGCAAATCCACCTTCGTCGAGGCCATCAAGGCCACTTTGGGAGATTACGCCTTGACCGCTGACTTTGAGACCTTCATCAAACGCACCATGGTCACCGGTTCACCCCGAAATGATATCGCGCGTCTGGCCGGCGCTCGTTTGGTGGCCAGCATCGAAGTCGACGAGGGCAAACGGCTGGCCGAGGGTCTGGTCAAGACCATCACCGGGGGGGACACCGTTACCGCCCGCTTCATGTACAAGGAGGCCTTCGAGTTCGTGCCCCAGTTCACCTTGTGGCTCTGCGCCAACCACGCCCCCCGCCTCAGCGACGTGGATGACGCCATGTGGCGCCGAATCCTACGGGTGCCCTTCGAATGTGTGGTGCCGGTCGACAAACGCGATCCAGCGGTGAAGCAGACTCTGCGCGATCCGAAGCGTTCCGGCGCGGCGATTCTGGCCTGGGCTGTGCGCGGCTGTCTCGACTGGCAGGCCCACGGGTTGAACGTGCCCACCAGCGTCGAGGAGGCCACCGAGAACTACCGCGCACAGCAGGATCCCCTGGGACCCTTCATCGAGGAATGCTGTGTGTTGAGCCCCGTGGCCTATGTGCCCTCGCGGGACCTGCGCAACGCTTACGAGTGTTGGGCACGCGATCGCGGCGAACGCGCTCTGCGAGGGCGGGAGTTTACCGATCGACTCAGAGAGCGCGGCTGCAAACCGTCACAGGTCATCCGCATCAACGGCAACCCCAAGCGTTGCTGGGTGGGCATCGGCTTGCAGGGTATGGCGGATGATGAACTGCTTCCCCTGGAAAGCCAGGCAGATGATTCGACTGCCGATTCACCTTACGACAAAGACAAGGAGGTACCCTTCTAGTGCATCACTTTGGAGAGACACGAGACGAACGTGAGGACACAAACACATCGCCTGTTACACTTGTTACACCTGTCTTGGAAACTCTAACGCCGCGGCATGCTCCGGCAGAAGTTTGCCGGAGAAGTGTAACAAGTGTAACGGAGTCGCTCCAATCGGACGGTGAGGGAGGCCTGTTACACTTGTTACACCAGTTTGAGAAAGTTCTAGCGCAGAGTTCCCGCGCCGGAGTTTCCCAGATAGGTGTAACAAGTGTAACAAAGTTGGACCCCAGTCTAAGTTGTTACACTGTTACACTTCGTTACACCATTTTAAAAAAGTCCCGAGGAAAATTTTTCTATATAGGGACTTTTCTAAACAGGTGTAACAAGTGTAACAAGTGTAACCAAGTTGGACCCTAGTCTAAGATTGTTACAGTTGTTACACCTGCCTGAGGAACTATGGGGCATGAACTTCCCGTCGGGAGGACTTTCTCCAAGAGGTGTAACAAGCCATCGCCTCAGGAGGAACGTCAATGGACCGCACACATGAACCGGTGGCTCAAGCCAGGGCTGAGTTGGAGGAGGCCTACCAGGCCTGGCAAGCCACCTGGGGACCCATCGACGCCGGCCAGGATGGGGCACTCCCTCGGGCCGTGCAACTGGAGGCCCGTATCGCCGCCGGCGAGATCTATGTCAAAGAACACCCCAATGATCGCCGCGCAGTCAAGCACCTGGCCCAGCTCCGGCGGCGACTTACCCAGGCGCGCAGTGATCCCGACGATCGTCTGCGCTGTCAGGAGTGGTACGCCGCTCGCCGGCGCTTCGAGGCTGCCGAACGCCGCTACCTGGAGACGCGTGAGGCCTGTCGTCAACACGGTTCCAAGGAGATCCCTTGATGGACCCGCTCACTTTCGTGGATCCGCGCCTGGCCGGTCGGCAGCTTTACCATCCGATACTCCGGCTGGTGCTGGATTATCAGCACTCCTTTGTCAGCCCCTTTGACGACACAGTGTACTACGCCGTCAGGTTGGCGAGGCAGTCGAGGGGCACCAGCTTGGCCCTGGGGAGCGAGTGGACCTGCCCTGCGACAGACCTACGCGTGATCGTGCCGAAGGAGGATACCGTTCATGCCCGATAAGACCTGGAAGGCCTGCGAGCGTACGATCGCACGGCGCTTCGGGGGCCGGCGTACGTCCAACTACGCCTTGGGCCTGCGAACTCCCGACGTGGAGACCGGAGCCTTCTCCGTAGAGATCAAAACCCGCTCCCGATTTCCCGCCTGGCTTACCAAGGCCATCGACCAGGCCGTTCGCAATGCCAGCGCCGGTAAGTGCCCCCTGGTGGTACTGCACCAAAAAGGGCGACGCCACGACAACGACATTGTGTTGTGCCGGCTGGCCGACTTCCTAGATTGGTTCGGCGATCCGCAAGAGGAGGATGTCAAGCCAACATGACTCAGCACATCTACCCGCGCCCTGTTCCTGACGAACGTCGTGAGCTGGTCCGCCGTCTTCGCGCTGCCGGTTACCACCTGCTCTACGAATGCGAGCGCTGCTATGACATGCCACCAGAACGGATCGGCAGTCTACGAAGTGAACTGGCAACTTGGTTGCGCGATCTGGCCACTTACGTGGCCCGAGAATGATCGCCCAAGTGATATAGGAGATACCCGTGCAAGACGATATCCGCGACGCCCGCGATCGATTGCGCATCGCCATGGCCGCCTGGCCCGATGTTGATCCTCACACCCGGGCGTTCCTGGCCTCGGTGCGTTGGCGCGTGGGTCGCTGTGTGGAGCTGGTCTACGGTCAACGTCTCACACAGCAGCAGGCCGCCTGGCGCCTCTGCATCTCTCCCACTACGGTGGGGCGTGACTTGGCCGAGGCCTATCAGTGCTATGCCCGGATGACGAACGATACCCACCGGAAGTCGTGACACTTTTGACGTTTTTGGTCCCAATGTGTTCTGTTACGCTGTTATAATATGAGCACGTATACTATGTGACTTATGGTAACAACTAGGTGGTAATGTGCCTCAGCCTATGACCTCGGCCTCTCGAATCAAAACGGCTCAACGGCGAGCGGTGGTGCTTGCCAAGCGCCTGTCGGGGATGCACTACCGGCAGATCGCTCGGGAAGTGCTGGAGGAGTTTGGTGCCGAGGAGTTGCCCAAGCATTGGGATGAGCTCTACGCGTACAAGGACGTCAAGCGCGAACTGGATCGACTCAATCGGGAGCGCGATCAGGATACGGCAGCGATCCGACGTCTGGAGGTTGAACGTCTTGATGCGCTTCTCAGGACGCTGTGGCCGAAACGGGCCGATCCTCTGGTTACCGACCGCATACTGAAGATCATGGAGCGTCGTGCAAAGTTGTTGGGCCTGGATGCGCCGGAGCGCAAGGATATCACCAGCGCCGGTCAGCCTATTGAGAGCGCAGTGGTCATTTACCTGCCCGAAAACTCGCGGGATGAGAGCGAGCGAAGCGATGATGATGACGAGGAGGTGAGGTGACATGTCTGTGGAGGTGATCAGGCCTCAGCCTGGGCCTCAGGAGGCCTTCCTGAGCAGCTCCGCGGACATATGAGATGGTGATCTACGGCGGAGCCGCTGGCGGGGGCAAGACCTGGGGTCTGCTCATGGAGCCTTTGCGGCACATTCACAATCCGGATTTCGGTGCGGTGATCTTTCGGCGCACGTCGCCGCAGATCACCAACCAGGGCGGCTTATGGGATCAGTCGTCGCGCATCTATCCGCTGTTGGGAGCTGAGCCGAAGCTGACCACCCTGGAATGGACTTTTCCTAGCGGTGCGCGGGTGCGGTTTGGGCACTTGCAGTACGAGAAGGACAAGTACGAATGGCAGGGCGCACAGATTCCCCTCTTGGGTTTCGACGAGCTTACCCACCTGAGCGAGACACAGTTCTTCTACATGCTATCGCGGAACCGCTCGACCTGCGGTGTACGACCTTATGTGAGGGCCACGACCAATCCCGACGCCGATTCCTGGGTGGCCAAGATGGTGGATTGGTGGATTGGCGAGGACGGTTACCCGATCCCCGAGCGGGCCGGCGTGGTGCGCTACTTCGTGCGCGTGGGCGAGGAGTTGCGTTGGGGGGATACGCCGGAAGAGGCGTCGGGCGATTCGGGGATCGCCGCCAAGAGCTTCACCTTCATTCCGGCGAGACTGGATGACAATCCGGCCCTTTTGAAGGCGAATCCGGAGTATCGGGCGAATCTGTTGGCTCTGCCTTATGTGGATCGGGAGCGTCTCCTGGGCGGTAACTGGCATGTCCGTCCCGAGGCCGGCAAGGTGTTCAATCGCGGCTGGTTTCAGATAGTGGAAGCCGTCCCGCGAGGCGGTGTGGAGTGTCTGTTTTGGGATTTCGCCTCCACGCGCAAGGAGATCGCCAAAGATGATCCCGATTACACCGCAGCGGTGCGGATGCGCGAGGTGAAGGGTACCTGGTACGTGATGGACGTCTTTGCCGAGCAGATGGGTCCTGCCGACGTAGAGCGTGCCTTTGTTAACCTGAGCCGGCAAGGCGCGCAATCCGCGGCGGCGGGGGGAGCACGCTTCTTGGTGCGCTGGGAGGTGGAACCGGGCAGCGCCGGTCGCCGCGAGGCCGTGCGGTTGACGCGGTTGTTGGCCGGCTTGGACGCGCGGGGCGTGCCCTCGCAGGGGGACAAGCTCGCCCGGGCCAAGGCCCTGGCCGCGCAATCGGAGGCCGGCAACGTGAAGCTGCTAGGCGCGGCGTGGAACGACATGTGGCTCAACCACATGCACAGCCAGCCGACCGCTCCTCACAATGACATCATGGATGCCTCTGCCGGCGCCTTCAACGCCCTGTCACAGCGTCGGGGGAGACGTGCACACGGGAGTCATAGAGGATGACAGAGGATCTAAAGCTGGCCTTTGGCGCTCTCAGCGCCAAACAGGCCCTGTACACCAAACTGTACAACTATTACGACGGGAATCAACCGTTGGTCTACTCCACTGAGCGGCTGCGGGAGGCTTTTGAGGACATCAAGGCTCACTTCGAGCAGAACTGGTGTGCCGTGGTGATAGATTCGGTACAGGAGCGCCTAACGCTCAAGGGTTGGGACGTGAGCATCGAGAACGACCAGGCGCTGGCCGAGGAGGCTAACGCTGTGCTGGATAGCATATGGATCGATCAACACCTGGAGCTGGAGGCTTTCGAGGCTCATGAGGCGGCGCTGGTGACCGGCGAGGCTTATCTCATCGCCTGGCCCGATCTCAACGATGAGGAGCGAATCGCCGTCTACTGGAACGATCCGCGGCTATGCCACCTGGTGTACGACTCCGAGCGTCCGAAGACTAAGCGCTTTGCGGCCAAGTGGTGGGTGGGCGAGGATGGGCGGCGGTATGTCGATCTCTACTATCCGGAGTATATAGAGCATTACGTCAGCCGCGGCAAAGGGGAGAACCTAACCAGCGCCAATGCCCTGGACCTGCAGGTGGTGGAGGAGAACCCCTACAAAGAGGTGCCCGTCTTTCACCTTCGCCGGCACCGTCGGGCGCGCACGTCTGAGCTTACCAACGTGGTGCACCTGCAGGATGCCGTGAACAAACTGCTGGCCGACATGATGGTCGCCGCGGAGTTCGGTGCCTTTCCCCAGCGCTACGTGATCTCGGCGGCGGAGGGGGCCTCCAAACTCAAAAACGCGCCGAGCGAAATCTGGGACCTGGCCGCCGGCATGGCGGGGGATCAGCCGACCTCTGCCGGCCAGTTCGAGGCCGCCGATCTGGGAAACTATCTCAACGCCATCGACAAGCTGGCCTCCTCCATCGCCATTATCACGCGAACGCCCAAGCATTACTTCTACGGGCAGGGGGCCAACATTTCAGGCGAGGCCCTGCTGGCGATGGAAGCGCCCCTGGTACACAAGGCGCGTCAGTATCAAGAGCGGTTTTCCATCACCTGGCAGAACCTGGGGCGATTCATATTGAAGCTGCAAGGCATGGAGGTGCCCACGTCGGCGATTCTGCCCATCTGGGCGCCGGTGGAGACGGTACAACCTCTGACCCAGGCTCAGGTACGCGAGGCAGCGGTGCGAGCCAACATACCGCTTCACACCATCTTGCGGCGCGAGGGTTGGGCGCAGGATGAGATCGATCAAATGGAAGTTGACCGTCAGGCCGAGGAGATGCAGCGCTCCACGGTGGGACGGTTGGCCTTGGAAGAGGCCCGCCGTCGGTTGGAGCAGGGGGAGGACGTTACGTGAACGATGCTGTCCCAGGCGAGACCTTCTGGTCGTGGGTGTTGCGCCTGTTGCGATGTGGCGTAACTGCTAAGAAGAAGGAACGGCTCACTCGGGCCAAGAAGAAGGAAGAGCGCACTCGACGTTTCGTACAGGACATGTTGCTGTTAGCTCGATTCGGCCTGATCGTGTGGGAGCCGTTGTGGTTGCCCCCCGAGTATTGGCCCCGTTGGCGGTGGAATTGAGGTGGCGGATCCCCTCGTTGTCCAGGTCCTGCAGGAGTGGAAGCGCCACCTGGTGGCTCGCGAGCTCGATCAGATGCGGGAGATGGCCGAGCGGTGGTTGCAGGTGGAGTTGGCCCTGGACGCCCAGATATCCGCGCTGGCCAGGGAGTTCGAGGAGCGCCGACGAGAGGGGCTGGCCATCTCCCATGGCGCACTCTATCGAATGGAGCGCTACAAGGCGCTCAAGGCACAGATTCAGCAACAGGTACGGCGCTTTGAGAACGAGTATGCCGAACCGTCTATCGTGCGTTGGCAGGCGGAGGCCGGTGCTATGGGCATACAGAGCGCTTACGAGGCCCTGCAGTCCTCCGCGCCCGAGGTGACGGGCACTTTCTACCGGCTGCCCGCCGAGGTCGTCGAGGGCATGGTGGGGTTGGCCGGTGACGGCTCGCCCCTTTTCGCTGTACTCAAGGATCGGGCGCTGACTCCGACGTCGGTGGACGGCTTGGTGAACGCCCTGGTGCGCGGCACGGCGCTCGGCTGGAATCCCAACAAGACGGCTCGGGCCATGAAGGACGGACTGGCCGCTGGGTTGGACAAGGCTATCACCATCGCTCGCACCGAACAGATGCGGGTCTATCGGCATGCAATCGTAGAACAGTACCGAGCCAGTGGCGTGGTAACGCAATACAAGAGGCTGTCCGCCAGGGACTCGCGGACCTGTATGGCCTGTTTGGTCTCCGATGGCGAGGTCTTTTCGTTGGACAAAGAGCTCAGCGATCATCCGCGGGGGAGATGCACTGCCATTCCTTGCATCCAAGGGCTTCCCGATGTGAAGTGGGAAACGGGTCGTGAGTGGTTCCTGCGTCAGCCCGAGAGTATTCAGCGGCGTATGATGGGCGAGGAGTATTACGAGTCGTGGAAACGGGGCGATTTCGCTTTGGGCGCGTTGTGTTCCACGGTGCATTCCGATGTGTGGGGGGACAGCCCGCGGGTAACGCCGCTCAGTAAGTTGCGTCGCGGCGTAGAGCCGGAGTCCGTTGTGGTGATCGATCCTGTAGCGGCGCGTGATGCGGCGCTTAGCAGAGAGGAGGCTCGTATTGTAACGCGAACCACTGAACGTGCGGTGGTGGTCGATGAGGACGGTAAGGTAGTTTTCGCCAAGACGGGGGCCCGGGATTACGTGCGCTTCAGCGATGCGGAAATGGCCAAGCTACGAGGGGCCTATGTGACCCACAATCATCCCAGCGGCAACAGCTTCTCGCTAGACGATGTGAAGTTGTTGCTTCAGGAGGGCCTGCGGGAGTTGCGTGCCGTGGGCGAGCAGCAGGGCACTCGCTACCGCTACGTCATGAGGCCACAGGGCAACATCGATCCTGGGCGATTTGCTCACCTGGTGAACACCATTGAGAGGGCGCTGATCGCCGAGTTTTCCGGTAAGATCAACGCAGGCATCATGACGCCCGGCGAGGCCAATCGGCTTCATCATCATGAGCTATGGTCGCGGGTAGATGCCCAGTTGCGCAGGGACAGCGGCGGCGCGGCGACCTTGGGGTATCGAAGGGAGGAATGGTGAAGGGCATCGATGATCGCGAGTTTGCGTTGCCCACCTACAGCCCGATTTGTACCTATTGCCGACATTGGTGGGTGGGTGAGGGCCGGAAATGCGACGCGTATCCGGTGACCATTCCTGAAGCCATCTGGACTGGCGAGCATAATCATCGCAGTTCCTATCCTGGTGATCGAGGGATTCGCTTTGAGCCGCGAGTGAAGAAGCCGGCCGATTGATCGCCGGTGGTGAGTCAGCGGCATGACGGTACAATGAATCAGTTGACAAGTTGTTGGACACTGTATACACTGGAGGGCAGGAGTGGAGCGTCAGTGTAGTGAGTTCATAGGGGATGAGCTCACAGAGCGCGAGTTCTGGTTCATCGTATGGCGCGCGCTCCACATGGTCCTTGCGGCGCTGGATAGGCGCTGGCATTTCAGTGGGCGAAGCAAAGCTCGCGAGTAGTACACAAGGACTGACCGACAATCGCATAGTGCCCGCATCATGTGGATAGTCTAGCCGTAGACTGTCCGAGGGTGATCCCGGCCCGCTAACACACGGCTGCCCGAGACAGGCCCGCTGTGATGGCGGGTCTTTTTGTTTTGTCCACAGCGAGAGGCGTGGGAGAGGCGAGATGCCAGAGGATACGAACGACGATACCCGACAGCGTTCGGAGGCGCAGGATCAGGACGGGACGTTCGATCAGGCGCAGACCGATCAGGGGCAAGGGGACGACGAGCAGCAATCGGATCGGCAACAGACCTGGGAAGAGGTTCTGGAGTCGCTGCCCGAGGCCCAACAAAACCTGTACAACCAACACATCGGCGGCTTGCGTAACACCGTCCAGGCGACGCGACAGGAGCGAGATGCACTGCGACAACAACTGGCGGACATCACCAAGACGTTGGGACAGGACCCAGCGGAGGCCAAGAGAATGATTGACGACATGTCTGCCAGCCTGGAATTGGCCAATCGTCGAGCCACCTTTGCCGAGGAAGCGGTGCGACCGGAGATCGGTTGCACCAATCCCAAGGCAGCCTTTCTGGTGGCTCAGGCGGACGACCTTTTTGACAAGCGGGGCAACCCCGACTGGGAGGCCATCAAGGAAGCGGCGCCGGAGCTGTTTGTACAGAAGCGACCGTCGGCCAACGTGAATGCGGGGGCCGGCACACAGCAAGTAACGCCGCAAGGGGGGATGAACGCCTTTATCCGCTCGGCGGCGGGGAGAGGCTGACCAGTCTCTTCCGTGAGGGTAAAGAGAGGTAAGTCATCATGCCCTATGACAGTGTGATAACTCGAACCGACGCCGAGGCACTGATCCCTGAGGAAGTGTCTCGGGAGATCATCCAGAGCGTACCGGAGGCGTCCGCGGTCATGTCGATGGCTCGAAGGCTGCCCAACATGTCGCGCAAGCAGCAGCGCCTTCCGATTCTATCGGCGCTCATCGAGGCGTATTTCGTGGCCGGTGACACCGGTTTGAAACAAACCTCGAAGGCGGCTTGGGATAACAAGTATATCATCGCCGAGGAGCTGGCGGTGATCGTACCTATCCCTGAGACGGTGCTGGATGATGCCGACTACGACATTTGGGGCGAAGTGCAACCGCGGATCGTCGAGGCCTTTGGTCGCAAGTTCGATGCCGCGGTGCTCCACGGCGAGGACGCACCGGCCACCTGGCCTAGTGACCTGATGACGGGCGCCACCGCTGCCGGCCACGTGATTGCGCGGGGAAGCGTGGGCGCCGACGTGTACGACGATCTAATGAGCGAGAACGGCCTGTTCAGTCTGGTAGAGGAGGACGGTTACGACGTCACCGGCCACGTGGCGGCATTGCGCATGCGCTCCATCTTGCGAGGACTGCGGGACGCCAACGGGCAGCCTATCTTTGTGCGCACGATCCAGGATCGGACCCGTTACGAGCTTGACGGCTCGCCCATGACTTTTCCCAAGAACGGGGGCATCGATCCCACGGCGGCCCTGCTCTTCTCGGGCGATTGGGATCAGCTGGTCTACTCCATGCGCACCGACATCACCTATAAGATGCTTACCGAGGCGGTACTCACCGATTCGGGGGGCACCGTGGTGTTCAACCTGGCCCAGCAGGACATGGTGGCTCTGCGAGCCGTGATGCGCTTGGGGTGGCAGCTTCCCAACCCCATCAACAGGGTGAACCCGGAAGAGGGCACTCGGTACCCGTTCGCCGTGTTGACGCCGGCACTGTAAGGGAGGTGAAGGATCATGGGTTTGCACCCTAAGCAGATTGCGGCTGATGTCGAGATCAGGGGGAATGTCGACTTGAGGGACGCCCCGACCTTCCTCGTGCCGCAAATGGCTACGGCTGACCTGCCCGATGCGAGCACGGTCAACGGCATGCTGGTGTGGGATACTACCGTCTCGGCGCTGAGACTCGCCTGTGGGAGTAACTGGGAGATCGTAGCCATTGTGTCGTAAGGCTCCGTCTCGAACGGATTGCAGGGGGAGTGAGGCTTTGTGACGGCCAGCGTCGAGGATGTGGCCCGACTACGCCGAATGGTGGCCGAGCCCACGGAGGAGAACTACTCCGACGAGGACCTGGCCACCTGTATTGAGCGGTATCCGCTCATCGACCCATCGGGGTATGACCCCGATGAGGATGACTGGACGCCGACGTACGATCTGTGCGCCGCCGCTGCCGAGGTGTGGGAGGAGAAGGCCTCGGCGGTGGCCGGCGCCTTCGATTTTCAGGCCGATGGAGCCAGCTACTCGCGATCGCAGATCGTGGCGCAGTATCAACGTCAGGCGGCGCGCTATCGGGCCAGACGGGCGCCGCGCACCATCCGATTGGTGAAGCGCCCGCGTGAGACCGGGGACTCGTACATCGGCAACCTGCCGGAGGAGAGCTGATGCCCTATCCGAATGAACACGCCTGTCGACTGCGCTCGCCGGGGGCTTTTCAGAAGGGCTCCTTTCGACGGGTGACTCAGGGCAGGCTGGCCATCATCGTGGGGCGTCTGAAGGGCAAGAGCACCACGACGGCACAGGCCTACCGGTACCCGAGGGATAGGTGGAGCGAGGCGGAGGCCCGCGCCCACTGTCGTGAGCACGGCGGGCGGTTCGAGCCGGCCAGTAACGACCAGGTCAACAGCGCCATTCGTCGGGCGGCGGGACGCTAGATGGAGGGGTGACCTCATGCTGAGTAGCAATCAGATCGAGGTCATGCGAGAGACGCAGGAAGCGGCCCTTCCGCAGACCTGCACACGCAGACGGGCAGTGCTGATCCGCGACGGGCGCGGCGGGCACACCGAAGGTACGTCCGAGGAAGCCGAGTATGTCTGTCGCGTGGCCCCGACCAAGGGGCGAGAGATAGAGATCGCCTCGCGAATCACGTCAGAACTGACTCTCACGGTGACACTGCCTCACGATGCCGATGTACAGCCCAGGGATCGCCTTGTTATCGGGGACCGTGAACTGAACGTTGTGGCGGTACTATCGGGGGGCACTTGGACCACGGCGTTGAGGGTGTTGGCCGTGGAGGTGACCTGATGCGACTCACCATCGAGGAGCTTACGCTCACCGACGATCGGCTGAGAAATCTGCCGCGGCGCTTTCGGGCTGCCGGCCAGCGGTTGGTGCGGCGCACGGCGCTGGATGTCGAGCGCCGTGCCAAAGTGCACGCGCCGGTGGATACGGGGTTTCTGCGCAACTCGATCTATACGGTGACCGCCGAGAGCAGCGGCTATGCTGAGGCCTGGCGAATCGCCAAGGAGATCGCGCCGCGCGTGTTCCTTGAGGAGATGGTTCGACCCAGCGAACTCTCTGCTCTGGTGATGGTGGGCGCCGAGTACGGGGCCTTTGTAGAGTTCGGCACCGCGCGAATGGCCGCTCAACCCTATCTGAGACCGGCGGTGGAGGAGGCTCGTGAAGCCTGGCGGCGCGGTGTGGCTGAACTCTTTGACGAGGCGACGCGGTGAGCACTGAGATCGGTCTCATCGATGCCTGGTTGGACACGATCCTCATCGGCGATGCTGAGTTGGAGGCGCTGGTGGACGGCCGGGTGTACGACGCCCTGGCCCCCGAGAGAGTCATTCCGCCTTATGTCATCTACCAGTTCCAGGCGGCGGCGCCGGATACCATCGTGGTGGGCGCTATTCGGTTGGCGGCCAATGTGGTGTACACGGTGCGAGCGGTAGTTGAGGGTGCCGGCTTTTCCCAGGCGCAACCCATTGCCGATCGGATTGACGCCTTGTTGCACGGGGCGCGGGGGCGTTTGGAGAACGGCGTGATTCTGAGCTGCTATCGGGAAAGGCCGCTGAAACTACCGCCAGAGGTGGTGTCCGGTTCCACGTATTACCATCTGGGCGGGGTATATCGCATACGAGCGCGGACGCAAAGCGTCCAGGAGGGATAAGGCATGGCAAGAGACACAGTACAGCAGTTGACTCAGATCGGGGTGGAGGCCGAGAAGGGGGCCGGCGGCACAGCAGGCATCATTCTGCCGGGCACCAGTTTCGAGGCCGACCTGCGGCCCGAGGTGAGCACGTTTCGCCCGGTGGGGCAAAAGTATGTCACCGTCGCCGCTTTGCGAAGGGAGTGGCTGGAGGCTTCCATCCGGGGCATTCCCTGCTACGACGATCTGGCCTATCTGTTGGCTTCACTGATGTGCGATCCCGTATCGGAGCAGGTCGACACCTCTGCAGCTTACACCCACACCTACGCGCTGAATCGATCGGCGCCCGACGATGTGTTGACCTTCGCGGTGGAGCAGGGGGATCCCAGCACGTACGCGGGTGAGGTGATCGCCCACGGCTGGGAGTACGGGTTGGTCACCGAGCTGCAGTTGGAGATCAGCCGCACGGCAGACCCGTCAGTCACCGGGCGTATGATCGGGCGGAACTATAAAACGCTGGAGACCACCATGACGCTGGGGGCGGCCCTGTCCGAGGTGCCTGTCAACCCTCCGGACGTTTCGCTCTACATGGACGATGACCTGGTCAACATAGGCACAACGTTGCTCACCAGTACCAGTCGGGTGAGGTGGCGGCTGGCCAACCGGTTTAACGCTCGCTGGGCGCTCAACGCCGCCCAGCCGTCGTGGTCGCGAGAGGTGGAGACCCAGCCCGAGCTCACTTTCTCGCTCCTGATGGAGGCAGACGACACCGGCATGATACCTCTGGATCACGTTCGGGCGGGCAGCACGCTGTTCTTCCGTCTGAAGGCGGAGAGCAGCGTGGAGGCCGACACGGGCGTGCCCTATGCACTGCAGTTGGACCTGGCTGCCAAGGTCACCGACATGAGTGCTTTTCAGGACGATGAAGGTGTCTACGCCGTGGAGTGGACTTTCACCGGTACGCCGGAGTTGTCGCATCCTGAGACCGGCGAGACGCCGTGCATTGCGATGATCACCAGCGCGCTAACCGACATCGCGTAGGGCAGAGAAGCCTAAGGAGGAGAGATGTCCCAGTTGCAGTTGGCTGATTTGAAGAAGATGGAACGGGAGATCGAGGTAGACAGTGTGGCCGGGTGTGTCACCATCGTGTACCGGCTTGGTGATGTCACCGAGACCGCTCTGGAGGAGCACGATAAGCCCGGCTTCGAGAGCGTGCTGGAACTCTTGGAGCGCTGGCTGGTTCGCTGGGACCTGATGGATGGCGAGGAGATGTACCCGACCAACCTCAAGTCGCTCAAGGAGCTACCCAGATCGTTCTTGCTGGATGTGTTTTCGGCCATCAACCAGGATGTGAGAATCCGCCCTACCAAGAGGGCAGGCTCCTTCGGCGATACATCGTGACCGAGGGGGCAGTTGGCAGCGTGCCGTCCTGGTACCCCCTAATCAGGGCGGCACGCTACCTGAGAGTGCCCCCTTGGGAACTGCTAGAGCGGCCCGCCGTCTGGCAACATCTGGCCCTTGCTGCGGAACGGGCGGAGATGCCGCGGAGGAAGAAGTAAGTGCCCCAAGTAGCCGACTTGTACGCCCGTGTGGGCCTGGACGTACGCGACCTAGAGCAGGGTGTGGACCGGGCTCACGGTACGTTGCAGGGGTTGGCCGGCAGCTTCCATAACATAGCTGCCCGGGCCGCGTCTGTCGCTGCAGGGTTCATCATTCGCGATATTGTGGTTGGGTCTTACCAGCGGTTCCGAGACGTTCTTACCGGGGTGACTCACGACTTTGTCGCCGTCAACCGCCAGTGGCAGACCTTTCAGGCGCAGTTTGAGGTGCAGCTGGGAAGTCAAGAGGCCGCCATGCGCCGCATTCAAGAGCTGCGTGAATTCTCCATCATCGCTCCGGGAACCCTGGAAGACCTCATGCAGGCCGACATCATCATGCAGAACTACGGTCTGCACGCAGCGAACGCCGCCCAACGCTGGGGTTACGCCGGCGACGAGATACGCTGGATAGCCGCTGAGGTCGCATCCGGGACAGTCGCCTCCTTTGAGGAAATCAGCATGTGGCTCGGTCGGTTCGCCATGGGCGACACGGCCCGAGCCATCCGCCGCTTTGAGGAGTTGGGCGTTGTCTCCCGGCGCGAGCTCCGGGCTATGGGCATCGAATTCAGCAACACCGGGGAGGTGGTCACCGACGTAGACGAGGCTCTGGGTATCCTCCTGCGCAGCATGGAGGGCAAGTTTGGCGGGATGATGGAGGCCTTTCACCGTTCTGTCGGCGGAATGGAGGAGGAGCTGGCCGACTGGATCTACAAGCAGAAGCAGTTGTGGGGTGAGCCGGTGACCGAGGCCTACCAAGAGCACCTGCGGGGCCTCCTCGACTTTCTGGATAACGAAGCGGTCGAGGAGATGATCGAGTTGGGTCGTGAGATGTGGGCCGCCGGCGTAGGTTGGCTTTCGGAGATGGTAGACGACTGGATCGCCCATTTCGGCGAGTTGACCGCCCGTGCCTTCGAGTTCGGCGCCGATTTCATGAGGGAGTATGCCGCGGGGTTAGCCGACGTGAGTCCCATTGCTCGGGCCATGACCAACATGGCCATGGCTTTGCGCGACTGGCTGGTCACCCGGTCTCCACCTCGCATTGCGCCGGAGCTGGACCAGTGGGGCGCCGACGCCGCAGCCGTGTACTGGGCCGGCTGGGCGCAAGCGGACCCGGACATTGGGTATTGGATGCAGGACGCCATGCGCAGTCTGGAGCCTCACCTCCGCGATATCCGGGAGGCAGGAGGGCTTACTGAGGGCATTTTGACAGGCTTTCGCGGGGCCTTTGGCACTGAGGCATCGCGATTTGAGGGCTATGTCCGGGCCTACGGTCGATTGGTGGAGGCCGCCGAGGAGACCGCCGAGGCCCAGGAGGCCTACAACCTGGCGCTCGAAGAAGGTGACGAGGAGGCCCTCGCCGCCGCCGAGGCGCGGTTGGAACAAGCCCAGGCCGAGGAACGCCAGGCCATGCGCCAGCTGGCCATGGAGCAGAGTCGGGTCGCCCAGCGTATGTCCGATGAGGCCCGGCTGGCCCAGGCCATTGAGGAGCGTACTCGGGCGGAGTTGCGAGCCATTCAAGAGGTGTCCGATCGGGAGGCCGAGGCGGAGGCTCGACGGATTGCTCAGGCGCGGCTGCGGTACGAGCTGGCCGTGGCTCAGACTCCCGAGGCGCAACTGGAGATATGGCGCCGCGAGTTGGCGGGTATCGAGGAGGGCACCGCCGAGTGGTACGACACCATGACCCAGATCGTTCGCCTGGAACAACAGATCGCTCGGGCTGCTGAAACTGGTGCCGGCGGCGCTGCGGGGATGGCCGACGCCTGGTCTGATGCCATGGACGAAGTGAGTGACGAGGCCCACGATGCGATGGAGGAGACTCGCAGCGAGCTGTTGCAGGCCTGGGATGACCTGAGAGAAGCCTTCGAAGGAGAAGGTGAGAGTCTTGCTGGGGCGCTGTTCGGGGGCTTTGCGGCGTGGATAAAGGCACAGGCCAAGGAGCAGTTGGGCATCATCGTAACCAAGATCGAGGAATGGGTGCCAACCGTTGAAGACGACGTGTTTGGTTCCGGTGAGTTCATCGCCAACTTCCTCGTGGACGGCATCCGCGCACTCTTTGGGTACGACAAAGCCAGGGCAGATACCGCCGATAGTCTTGGTGCCCACCTCGCGGACGCTGTCTTCCGTGTTGGAGCGCAGGCTTGGCAGCTGGGGATGATGCTCGGCGATGGTGTGATCTTTGGTCTCACCGCTCGTCTGCTGAGCTGGGTACCTGGGATAGACGTCGATGCCGCTGAAATCGCCGCTGCCTGGGAGATGGGTATGCGGGGGTTTGCCGAACCCGAGGCAGGCGTGGGGGCCGCATTATGGGCCAAGGTATTCGACGCAGAGGACCTGGCCGTCAACATCGCCAACCAGTGGCTAGCAGTTGCTGATGATCCGAACGTCTCGCCGGCGATACGACGGGCCGCCGAGGAGCAAGCCGAGAGGTGGATCACGGATTACGACCTCAAGGTCCGAGAGGATCTCGGTGTGATGACCAAAGAGCAGTTCAACGAACTGGCCTTGGACGATGGCGTGATCGGGGTGATCGAGGACGCGGGAGAGGCCGCCGGCGAGGCCTACGGGCAATCCTTTGGCGAGAGGGCGTTGGACTATATCGGCGACGCCTTGCGCGAGGCCGACAGGTTGCTCAAGGGCTTTCTCTTTCGCTCCGAAGAGCAGCTAGATCAGGGACCGCCTCCCCCTCCTTTCCCTGCTACTCCAGGCGGAGTGGAGGGGTACGAAATCCATATCGAAAACAGCTTCTACGGCCCCGCTGATCCTGATGACGTACAAGATGCCGTGGTGGATGGGTTGCGCAGAGGCGGGGTATCGAGGCCCTAGATGGCATATGTGATCGATCGCTTTGGAGAAACCTACACAACAGCCGAGGTGTTGCCCACACTGGACGGTCGGCAACCACAAGGAGCGGGACGGTTACGCAGTTCACTGATACAGCTTCCTGGCGGCTTGGCCCACGATTGGCGGGGTACCGATCGCGCGGTCTTCGAGGCCACCGAAGTGCAGTTGCGCGGTGTGTGGGTGGCGGAGAGCATCGGCGCTATGGAGGCCAAGCTGTCGGCGCTCAAAGCGTTGGTGGGAGCTCGCTCCTACCTGTGGCGCTCCAATGGCACCGACCAACACCGGCGTCTGGCCCGCCTCCTGGAGGTGGACAGCGACCTGGAGCCGGGCGTCGCCAGTGATGCACTGATAAGCATACGTTTCGAACTATACCCCGGTCCCTGGAAGGGCGCCGAGCGAGAGGTTGACATAAACCTCACCGATAGCCCCACAACGGTGGCGTGCACCAACCACGGGAACGCCCGCATAGACGACGCCCTGATACGGGTCACGGCGGCAGGCTCAGCCATTAGCGCGGTGCGAGTACGCGTAGCGGGGGTGAGTGACATTCAGTGGACTGGCACGTTGGGAGTGGGGGAGACGTTGACCATCGATTGTGGGGCGCGCAGCATGCGGATTGGAGGCGCTGATGCGTACGACCTGGAGTACCTCTCGGATCACAGCGTTCCCCAGTGGCTTAGGATAGAGCCGGGCGAAAACAACGTACAGATTTACCGCACCGGTGGCTCGGAAGACTCCAGAGTGCAGGTGACCTTTCGAGACGGATGGGCCTAGATGGAGTACTGGATCGACATTGAGGATGGCTCGGGCAATCGATTAGGGGATGGACCCATCGTCACGGCTACGCGCTGGGAGTATACGCCCCGACTGGATGAGGCGGGGTCCTTTAGCTTCGCCATGCCCGCCTCCGACCCGCGCTCCAGCCTGGTCCAGGAGCGTCGCGTGGCCCGGTGTCGAGCAGTGATCGATGGCGAGGTAGTAGAACTCGGCTCGGGTATCATCGAGCGCATCGACATTCGCACCTCTGCGCGCCGTGGGACCACGCTACAAGTGCATGGCCGCGATCTGTTGGCTGAGTTGGCGATGCGCAGTGTGCACGATCTCCAGGTTTGCGAGAAGGATTGGATTTTCCTCACCCAGGAACTGGAGGCGGACCCCCCTTACTGGCGCGGGTCGGTGCGCCAGTTGTGGAGCGTCTACAGCGACACGGGGGACATCGATTTGCCTGAGGCCCACAATGGCAACACGACCTCGGGCGGCGAACCCATCAAGATGTGGCGCGAGGCCGACGTCCACGCTTGGTGGGTGTACGTCGGCTGTGATGCCCGGTTCGACCGGGTATACATCACCATGGGCGACGTGGTGAACGACCTGGAGACCACTCTGGTCGGGCAATACTACAACGGCCACGACTGGGTGGACCTGCCCAACATGGTGGACGGGACGCAGGCGCAAGATCCGGGGGGCTGGTGGTGCACCTTCCGCAAGAGCGGAGCCATCACCTTCGACCGCCCATCAGACTGGACCCGTTACGCGCCCACGGCCCAGGCCGGCTCTTGGTTCTGGGTGCGCTTCACCGTGCTGTCCGGACAGGCCACACGAGAGGACATCACTCTGCGTGAGGTAGAGGTCTATGCCGACGTACCGACCACCAACGGCCTAAATCTCATTATGGCCTATGCCCCCGAGGGTTGGCAGAAGAGCGGATATCCGCCTACCACAACGCCCAAATACGCAGAGTTCCGTGGTGAAAGCGTCCTCGCGGCGCTCAGGACGTTGGTGGCTCAGGGAGACGGCGAGCACTTTCGCCTCGGCGAGGGGCGCTACATCGAGTGGTTCGATACTTGGGAGGACTCCGGTCTGCGCGCGGTGCAGGGAGGTGTGGAGGCCGAGAACAACGCCGACATCTGTCTCATTCAAGATCTGCAACAGCGACGGGACGCTAGCGAACTGGTGACCCGAGTCTATCCCGTGTCGGCGGACGGGATCCCCCTGGCTCTCACTACTAGATCGGCGCCCAGCGGCTGGACGCTTAGCAGGACTCAGGGCTATCTGGAAAACGACGCTGGCGTTCTGGCTCACGGCGTCATCGAGGCCGTGGTGCGCTTCACCGACGTTTCCACGCAGCAGGCCGACTCCTTCTACTGGCACCCTTCCATGACCGCCAATGCCCTTTTCGATCGCGCTCTGGAATGGCTCCGAACTCGCTGTGTGGAGACGCACCACTACGACCTGACGGTGACCAAACTGCCCAAGGTGCTTCGACCCGGTCAAACGGTAGACGTGGTATACCACGAGTACACCGATGGATACCACGTGGTGGATATCGACACTGTGGCCGAGGGGAAGCCCTTGTACCTTCTAGCCCCCACAGTTCGAGTAGATCGTGAGGGGGTGCACACCGTCCAACTGGACGTGGCTGACGTGGATCGAGAGCCCACTCGCGACGCCGATGTACTGGTAAACACAATTCAGGATACGCAACGCATGGCCGGTGCGATGGGCGGTGTGGTGGCTCGTCAAGTCGTGACTCATGCGATAGGTGGCGAGGTAACTATCACCGGAGGGACAATCGATGGAGTTACCATCGGCGCCATGTTCCCGGGTCCTGCCACCTTTACGGACGTGCAAGTCAACGGTGATATCGGCGTAACCGGCACCGTGGACGGTGTGGACATATCGGCTCATGCGGCAAACGAGGCAGCACACCACAGCCCTGTTACGGCCGGCAATGGCATTGCTGTTGTTGGACAACAGGTTGGCGTGGACTTGGCGGATCCGTCCGGGCTGGCCTTTGAGAGTGGCAAGCTGGCCTTAGCCGACACCGTGGCCGGCAACGGCCTGACCATATCCGACAAGGTACTGGCCGTGGGCCAGGGCGCGGGGCTCACCGTAACCGCCGACGCCGTGTCTCTCACCACGCCTGGGACTTTGGCTCATGATAGCGCCAACTCCGCATCTGGGAACCATACTCATGCGGTGACGGCCTCCAGTGACGTAGGTACCTCGCCAACGGCCGCGCTGCTCAAATCTACCTCGGAGGGCGGGCTGACACTCGGCCAACTGGACGTGACCGGAGCAGCCACAGTGGGCGAGTCGCTCTGGGCGGCTGAATCGGCCTTCCGGGTGATACACCACACTCACGACTATGACCATTGTCACGTCGTGGTGAACCCAACCGCCGGCTGGACTCTCGACGAGCAGTTTGGCCTGGACGTGGATGACAACTTGTTGGTGCGCGGGTGGATCGTCGGCAAGCACGCCATTCAGCTCGAGGGCGCAAAGATGATCTGCCACTACGATGGTCAGGGGCCCTACGGGACCGACTTCACTGGTAACCCGACGGGCCACATGGGGCAGGTGGCGACGGTGAGCGGTGGGGTGATCTACCGGCCAGGGCGCTTCGGCAAGGCCGTGCAGGTGGCCCAAGCGACGACCAACTTGGTCACTAACCCGAGCTTTGAGGTGGGCTTGAGCGGCTGGATTCAGGAGGGCAACTATGGCTCGGCGGGTACGCGAAGCGATGCAGCGTCTTACTTTGGCGAGTATTCGCTCCGCGTGCAGCGCCAAACTACTGGTGTTGAGTATCAGGGTCGCTATACCATCGTGCCTGTTGCGGAAGGCCAGACCTACACAGTCAGTGCATGGGGTCGTTTGGGTAGTGGCAACCCTAACGGTTACCTTTGGGTACGAGGTGCTGTACCTTCAACACGGGTGGCGCTTGGCCGAAATGCCGAGTGGGAACGTGCGGTGATGACTGTCACCGCAACATCCACAGGCGATATGCACGTCGTCGTGTACTCCCACTCGGGCACGACAGGCGATACGTTCTACGCCGACGGTGTACAGGTGGAAGCCAAGGCCTACCCAACTCCCTACTGCGACGGCTCCCTCGGCCCCGGTCATGCCTGGACAGGCACGGCTCATGCCAGTACGAGCACGCGGGACGTGGCGAATCTACAGTATGCCACGCAATCCGTACCTAGTGACTATGGCACCATAATGGCCTGGGTGTATCGTAGCATTTGGCCCGCAACTTCGACGGAGCCAGCCCCACGCTTGTACAGAAACCCCAGCGGCGGTGCCTGGGAGGTCCAGCTCAACGCAGAGTATAAGATTACCATATGGGCTGGAGGCATATGGTCGACGACTCCCCCCCTTGAAGATTACTTCTCCGACGACGGCGAGTGGATGCACATCGCACATGTCTGGGACGACACATACCAGTACCTGTATCTGAACGGCGTGTTGGTGTATACGGCAAATCGAGGAACAGAGGCCCCAGGGGCAGGGATCTACGTCGGCAACAGGCCTGACGGCGCAAGGCCGTTGAACGGGCTCATCGACGACTTTGTGATCCTCGACCGCGCTCTCTCCGCCGACGAGGTGCGGGCGGTCTACGAGAGCAACGCGCCGGTGTTCGCCGAGACCTCCACCTGGCACTGGCGGGCGGGCCGCAACCTGGTTTGGGCCGACTCCGAGGGCTTGTGGATGGTGGACGAGGACGGCGAGGCCGCCTTTGCCGTCTCGGGCACGACCAAGAGCTGGGGCGGGGCCAACCTGGGCGCGGGCGACGTGTTCATCGGCAACCTGTCGCAGGGCCACTACCTGCACTGGGACGATTCGGAGGCTAGGCTCACTGTGCGGGGCGACCTCGCCATCGAGGGCACCGTCTCCGTGGCCTGGGACGATATTACGAACAAGCCGGATGGCGCTGGCCGTTTGGGCACTGCTACTCAGGGCGGTAATCCGGGGTCAGCCGGACTATGGCTCACCGGCTATGACATGGGTTACTGGAACGGGTCGAGTTGGCCGGTTTACATCCGGAGCAATGGGACGTTCTACTTCTCCAAGGACGGCAACAACTACGTCAAGTATGACGGCAGCACCTTCGAGGTGAAAGGCCGAATCGTCGTGACCGAGGGGACCACAGTAGACACTCTCCCCGAGGGTACGACTTACGGCAAAGTCCGCAAAACGATCATCTCGGGCGGTTACATTCAGGTCGGTTCGGGCACTAAGGATTCCACGTTGAATGGGTGGCACATCGGCGCGGATGAGATCGTCGGCCAAAAGGACGGCGCCGACCAAGTGGTACTGGATACCGACGGCGTGATCAAAGCGGGGGCAGGGGCGATCCGGCTCAACGCGGCTGGTATAGAGGTTGTATCTGCCGGTGATCCTCCTAGCGCTCAGACGTGGTTCAAGTTCAAACACACCGACGTGACAACTTACACAAACTTTTTCGGTTTCATCGCTACGGCCAAAACGGACCCGGACGGTCACACTTGGGGTACGATGGAGATTGGCGCGAATCATGATGCCAACAACCAATCCTTTGTCCAGTTCTTCAAGAGCCAGTTCCAGTTTTCCATCCTGGATGGGGGGGTCTGGGGCTTTCCACTGCAAGGCACCCGCACGGCAGTGAACGTCGCTGCGGGCCTCAACGTTGGGGTAGCGAATGCGGCAGAGAGCGGTTCCTTGCGCGTCTCCAAGGGCATTGGCGCGAACATCAGTTTTCATCCTGGACCCGGCGATATCTGTGCTGGACGATACCTACGCACGGATGGCGATAGCCTCCAGGGGCGCGTGTACTTTGGCACTACGTGTTATCTGCACAGGATCGGAAGCGACATTTATTGGTGGAACGGTTCGACGAGCGTTAAACTTAACTGAGGAGGTGTTGTGCGACGTATCGTGGGAGTTATCCTGGCTCTGTCTTTGGGGATCGGGAGTATCGCGTCGGACACTATTACAACCTATCGGCACCCCGACGTGCCGGGCGCGCGCGGGTACGTGGGACTCCATGATGAGGACCCGAACGGCATTCGTCGGGGTGTAATGGAGATCGGATGGGCGGAAGGGGATGCGAATGCGACGGTGCTGCAGCTTTTTCCGGGTGAGTTCCAGATAGCTGTGCAGCAAGGTGGTGAGTGGACCTTTCCGCTTCAAGGGGCGGCGGAGAGTGTCCTGGTATTGGGCGACCTGCAGGTGACGGGGAGGCTGTACCTTGGCGAGGTAGGCTACCTGTATGCCGAGAACGGTGACCTGTACTGGTGGAACGGTTCGACGAGCGTCAAACTCAACTGAGGGAGTGATATGCAACTAACGGACGAACAAGTAGAACAGGTACGGGCGCAGATCGCTGAATGGGAGGCCGAGCGCGATCAACTCGTGCAGCAGGCCAACCAGCGGATTGCGTGGCTGAACGGCAAGATCGAGGCGTACCGGGAGATGGTCGCGCCTCAGGAGGAGACGGAGAAAACCAAGGTCCCTGAATCTGACGGCAAGGGCAAGCGGGCGGGGAAGGCGTCGTGAACAAACTCGGCTTGCACATCATCGGGGGTACACGCGTCGCCTTGGGTCGCCCGCGCATCGTCACACTCGCCAACGTGGACGTCGCCTACAAGCGCCAGATTCGTGCCGAGGTTGGCCCCGACTGCCTGATCGTGATCCGGTGGGTCGAGGACCAACCGGCGCTAACTCACCCCGAGGAGCAGGCCGAGCACTGGGTCGCCCGCCACTACGCCGACTTGCGGGATATGGCCGATCCAAACGTTGTCTACCAAGGCCGTAACGAGCCGCCGGATGATCAGGCGCCCGCGTTCGCCCGCTTCGAGCTGATGCGGCTGCGCCTCCTGCATGCCATGGGGCTGCGCGCCGGCGTGGGCGCCTGGAGCGTGGGTTGCCCGGACATTCCTGTGTGGCCCATCTATCGGCCGGTGATTACGGCCATGCACGCTGATGACGTCGTGCTACTCCACGAATACTGGGCGAATGTTGATGACATAACGAATCACTGGGTCTGTGGCCGGTTCGCACACCCCGAAGTGCGACCTTACTTGGCGGGTAGAGTCATTGCCATTACCGAATGCGGGCGTGACGTGGTCGAGGGCCGCGGTCGGCCGGGCTGGCGACTCAGTTGCGATGCAGACACGTTCTTTGCAGAGTTGCAGGCATACAATGCGCTCTTGCAGCGCCACTCCCAAGTCGTGGGGGCCACGGTTTTCACCGTGGGTCACGACCCTCGCTGGCATAACTTTGATGTGACCGATATCTGGCCACGCGTGGTGGCCAAATACGGCGACATCTCTGCGCAGCCAGGGGGGAAGGAAGAGGATATGGGAGTCACGACCGTTCGCGTGTTGCGGCGCATCGAGAACACCGTAGTGACGCTGGAGATCGAGGAATACCTGCGCGGCGTAGTGCCCGGCGAGATGCCGGCAAGCTGGCCCATTGAGGCGCTGAAGGCGCAGGCGGTGGCCGCGCGCACGTATGCATTGCATGCTACCCGCTTCCCGCGTCACGCCGATCGTGGTGCGGACCTCTGCAATACGGCGTGTTGCCAAGTCTGGCAATCGAACGATTGGCCGCGACCACCGAGCACGGATCGGGCCGTGCGCGAAACTGCCGGCGAGACTTGGCCCCAGGGGAGGGGGTCCTACGTCTCCAAGTGC